ATAATCTTTCAGATGTATATTCGCTTCTTCAGGGTCCATAACAAAGTGATCTTGAAATTGTTTAGAACCATAATCAGCTAACATGAATTTACTTATACCTTTACGTAACAAACCGACTGCTTCTTCTTTCTCGATGGTATCAAATATTTTCGAACTAAGCGCGTAGCGGCCAATTAATGTTTGTGCGGCTGCCAACGGATCTTTCGAATCATATCTACGACATGTATTATAAGGCACCAGTGCTTTACCAACAACCGGGAATTCAGTCTTGGCAAACACATTCATGTTGACTTTGGCAATACCTTGATATACGACAGGCAAACTGTTGAAGCCAATGGATGCAAAATTTTGTTCAGGTCCGTAAAGGTAGACAAGTTTATCGCAAATACCGATCACATCCTGCACAGGTATTTTATTAATATTATAAAATGGTTTAACACAAAATTTTTTAATGTTATATTCGTCACTTTTGTAATAATCATTGTCAAACAACGGTTTGTTGATTTTTTCCGCTATAATCTCGATATTACTATTATAATAGTTAAGTATGGACGTTTTAAGATTCGAGGCGCCATAAGTAATAAGTGTATTGTTATGTCTCGTCATTGCAACACGCACATATTCGTCTCTGCTCAACAAGATCTTATCAGCTTCTTCTATAATCCATACGACATGTTGTGCTGTTTGTCCTTGTCTTTCGTGAATCGTATTGATATAATGTTGAGGAAATGCAATAACATAACGATCCTTAGTGGTTTGTAAAGCTACCATAACTTGTATGTATTTAAAGAAACGTAGCAAAGGTAAAAGTGCCTTCGTCTCAAAAACGCTTCTCACATAACCATTCGTTGTTTTCATCTCATATGAATAGCCTCTGAGGATGTTGCAAACGTCTTGTGGGCATCTATTTGTAACATTATTAATATGTTTCATTGATGTTAACATATCATCCTCTGTGTAATTACAACAATTGAAGTCAACATTACCTATTTGACCACAATCACCAAAGCCATACAATGTTGTGAAATTAATAGCTTTGTATAAGTAGTATAGATAGCATTTATTAAGCATGAAATATTCGTCGATATAGACATTGTTACATTTCATTTCGATGGTAAGCGCTTTGTGAAACGTGTAAACTTTGCTAAATCCAAACGACGAATAGTAGGATTTGAGTATTTTGGTTGGAACAATAATGATATCGGTCTTACGATTGGCATTATCGATGATATAATCACTTTTCCCACTACCACCAACAGCGTTATGCACTTTAACAGTTAATGCAACGTCGGTTTTATTGATGATTTTCATACGTTTCAAAACTTGTTCGTGCAGACTTTTATATTCATCTTTAGCTAACTGTGGGCTAAATTCGCGCATGAATTTCTTTGCATCGGCATATTTTATATCATATTTTACTTCTTCGAATTTAACATCTGTGACAGGTTCGACTAGGTTGTCTATGACGTTATCCGAGAAGTATAACTCATACATGGCATTCGTTCTCAACAATATATTATAATATTGGAATAATGGATCAATTCTGTATTTGTGCCTTTTCTCATCAAATGGTCTGTTATAATCACGGCATATACAGTAGATCTCATTATTTAAGGAAAAACTGTTAAAAGGTTTGTATATTTCAACTCTTGCAAATTTATTAAGACTGTTAATCAAGTCCACGCTAATTTGATCAAACCAACATTTGAACATCAAACAACCTCCAACTTCGAGCGAACCACAATGCTTCAAAATATCCAAGTTGGCTGAGCGAACACCAATATCGGAAAATATAAAATCGTA